CTGAACTACACGCCAAACATGAAGACGATAGTGGATAACCAAAACCTCTATTCGATTACGTGGCGCGGCAAAGATTGGCGTATTGATAATGTGCGTGAGTCTGATGACAGGATGAATGTTACTTTCATGTGTTATCGCTCTGATCCAGTTACGGCGGTGTAATGGCAACTCAACTCAACCCTGTTGTTTACGGCAAAGCCATCCAGTACCAACTGGCTAACATTGTCACGCCTGTGCCTGTGTATGCGGCTTTTAACCGCAACTTTGCGACACAGCCCAAGTTCATTACTTGGATGCTGCGTAATGTGCATCAGCCTGTATATACGGGACCGCAGCAAAACAACAAAGGCATCGACCGTCCTGTTTTTCAGATTTCTATTTTCACTCAGCAGATTGAAGATGGATTTACAATCTCAAATCAGATTCTGCAAGCCTTGCATGGGTATAGCGGGATTTTGGGAAGCCCGGCTGAAGGGTTTTACATCTCCAAAGCTGATGTCATGTGGCTGTACAACAGTTATAACGATGAGGAAAAAATGGCGCAAATCTTTTTAGACTGCACCATTGACATTCCTGCGTAATACAAGACAATTGTTCAACTTTTGAAGGATACTCAAAATGGCTTTACCAAACAAAGTTCTCCCCGGTTTTAGCGCGGCACTGTACGCACAGCCCGGTGCTACTCCAACTCCTTTGACAATTGCTCAGTTGTCTTTGGTCGCAAGCGTTTCTACCATCGCTATTGTTGGCAACCTGATTCCTGTCGAGGCAATTCCTGCTTTCGGTATGGACGATGCTGTTGCCAGTTTCAGCGTGGCTGGTTCGCGTCAATCTGACAAGATTCCTGTGCAAGCAGCGCCCACCAGCTTGACAATCACTGCTGCATGGAACCCTGCCGACACTAACCTGTTGCTGATGCGTGCTGATGCCTATTCTGGCGTGATTGACCGCACTTTCGTGATTTCGGCTACCGAAGGCGCGAACATCGTGTACTACGCCTTTAACGGGCGCGTAGGCCAGTTCCAAGTCGATGCCCAGCCCGGTGCTGAAGCCAAGGCGGTGTTTACTGTCCATCCTCGCGGCAATCAGTTCGGCTGGTCCAACAACGCATAAGGAGTCATCATGGCTATTCCTGCAAAAGTTCTTCCCGGTTTTAGCACCTCGCTGTGGATGCAGTCTGCTGCAACCCCAACTCCATTGACCACGGCAAACTTGTCGGTCTGGCTGGCACAAGTAACCACCATTGTTGGCACTGTTGCCAACGGCACTGGTACTGCTGGTGTTGCTGTGCCTGTTGAGGCAATCCCTGCATTTGGCATGGATGACGCAATGGCAAACTTCAGCGTGGCTGGTTCGCGTCAAAGCGACAAGATGCCAGCGCAAGCGGCTCCTACAAGCCTGACCATTACGGCTGCTTGGAACCCTGCTGATGCTGCATTGCTTCAGATTCGTTCTGATGCTTATTCTGGTGTTGTGGATCGCACTTTTGTGATTGCAGCAGTGGAAGGCACAAACACTGTCGCTTATGCCTTCAACGGTCGCGTGGGTCAGTTCCAAATTGACGCACAACCCGGCGCTGAATCTAAATGCACATTCACAGTTCATCCGCGAGGCAACCAGTACGGCTGGTCGAACAACTGATGAAAGTTTCTGACGCAATTGAAACGATTGTGACCAGCTACGGCGACATCAATCTTGTTGCCCGTGGCTTGGAGGTTGACGCTGGTGAGCTTGCAAAAGCCACTGCCGAGCCAGACACAGCAGAAGCCATTGCTTTGGCCTTGCTGAGAAAATACAACGTGACCGCACCCGTGGTGGTCATTGAAGAAGTTGCCCCAGAGGTTGCGCCAGACACTACAGAGTAAAAACACATGATAGTAAAAGACAGCAATGACCTCCTGAACTTCCTTGTAGCCCAATCCGATTCTTCTAAGAATTGGTTTGGGTTTCAACAACAAAGAATTACAGCAATTGCTCTTGCACATGACATTGCAAGAAACCATGCTGACAAAATGACTCCAGACGAAGTGGTGGATTACGCCATGAGTCTGAACGAGTCCATCTACCACAAGATCATCAAAACGACACGATAAGGAAAAACCATGTCACGCATCCAATCCGCTTTTGGCGACAGCTCCAATCTGCGCACTAAATCTTTTGAGCTTGCAGGATACAACTTCAATGTTCGTGTTCCTCTGACAAAAGAGCTTGATTCCATGCAGCAACGCATTGAACAATTTGACAAAGCCGAATACCAAAAACGCTTTGACAGCATGACCTCATCTTTCCGAAATACCACCATTGATGGTGTTGTGATGACTGATGACGATGTGATTGTTGAAGGTCGTTCCACCAAAGAACTTGTGCAAACCATCTTGCAGATGGAAAACCGAATTGTCGAATACATCAGGCTGTTAGTTCCTGCAAATGGAACGCTTGATGACATCACCTATGAGGAAATTGAAGCTGAATGGCCCATTTCCGTTCAGTTAGAAATCCTTGCCAAAATCTCTGAGGCAATTCAGCCCGGTTACAAGGATTCGCGAAAAAACTAATCGGGGACATTCACCTGCAAGCCAGAGCGTATGTTTACGCTCATGGTGGGTGTCCTGACGATGTTCCTGTGGACGATATGAGGAATGTCGAGATTATGTTGTCTGACGGTATGCTGGGGAATAAGGCCATCTTGTTGGCTTTAAGTTCCTTGACCACAGGCAACTTAAACTCGAAAATACAGAAGACAACAAGACCATTCACGATGAAAGATGTCCTTCCATCAACGCATGATTACATCGTCCCGCCGCTGACAAAGGAACAACAGCAAGAGGAGGCCAGCAAGCAGTTGATGGCGTTCTTGGCTACTAGACCGGGTTCGGAGGCTTACCTGAAAGAATAGTATGGCTTCTTGGACTCCTGATGGCAAAAACAGGATGTTTCGTGTTGAAGGCTTGGAAGAGCTTGAGGCAAAACTTTCTGAACTGATGGAGTTCAATCGTGCCGATACAGCGGCAAGAGCAACTATTGTCAAAGCCGCAAAAATTGCAATGGTTCCTGTTGCAGATCAAGTCAAGGCAACTGCGCCATACGACCCATCCCCTAGAACAGAAAAAAGCCCACTTCACTTGCGAGACACTGTTCGATTGGATGCAAGAATCCCGACAAAAAGAGATCACCAATCAATTCATGTCAATGTAACGGATGCAGCTATTGCCGTTGTGTCTGTCAAAAGAAGTGCTGTGTCTTTGGCGCAAGAGTTTGGCACTAAAAAAATTCCAGCACAACCTTTTTTGCGTAGAGCCTTAGAGCAAAACGCAGACATGGTGGTGGACGGTTTTAGGACAAATTTTGCACAGCTATTGACGGCATATGCGAATAAAATGGCGGGAAGGAGAAAATAATGGCTTCAAGTAACATTGCTCGTCTTGGTATTGTTCTGGGTGTTGATACCGCAGAACTTGAGGTCAAGATTTCCAAAGCAAAACAAGAGTTTGGTAGTTTTGCAAAACAAATTCAACGTGATTCTGACAATGCCGCAAAAGACCTTGTTGCCTTGCGTTATGCAACTGAGGATTACGGCAAGACCTTAACCAAGGTTGAGCAGATTGAAAGAGAGATTAAGGCTGGACGCTATCAACGTGCTGAAGGCTCTTTGATTGATATGTTGCGCAAAGAGGCTGCTGCCTATGACGCAAAAGCCAACGCAATGAAGAATATGGCTGGCGCTCAGTTCAAGATGAACGAGCAACAAAAGTTGCAGTTGACATATCAGACAACTGACTTGTTTACGCAGATCGCATCAGGTCAAAGTCCATTCATTGCGCTGATCCAACAGGGAGGTCAGTTGAAAGACTCGATGGGTGGCGTTAACAATATGTTCCGAGCGATTGGCACATTGTTTACGCCATTCTCCGTTGGTCTTGGAACTGTCGCGGCAGCTTTTGGTGCTGTTGCATTTGCAATTTACGAAGCAGATAAAGAGTTTGATAAGTTTCAAGACTCTTTAACTCTGACGGGCAACTATGCTGGCGTTACAGCAAAAGAGCTTGTGGCAATGTCTACCGCAATTGCCAGTACTGCCAACGTAACAATTGGCAAAGCAACAGACGCATTAGACGCTCTTGTTGCCTCGGGCAAATTCACAAAAACTTCTTTGGACTCAGTGACCAACGCTGTTTTGGTCTACGCAAAAATAGCGGGAGTTGATGGAAAAGAAGCCGCTGAAAAATTGATGAGTGGGTTGGATGGAACTGCTTCTGGTGCAAAGCAGTTAAATGACAAGATGAATTTCTTGACTTTTGCTCAGTACAAACAAATTGAAGCACTTGATAAGGCAGGCAAGAAGCAAGAAGCTGCAAAGCTTGCCGCCGACATACTCACTGAAAGACTTGAGGCGCAAAAACGTATTCTTGGTGAAACTGAGGGCGCATGGGATAAGGCAACAAAAGCGCTGAGTGGCTATTGGGATAGGTTTAAAAAGGCATTTTTTGAAGGAGAAAGTCCTGAAGATAAGCTAGAAAGAATGAACAATCAAATTAAGGTTTTGCAAACTGGTTTGCGAAATGCTACTGGTGATGAACCTTTCTTTGTTAGCAAAACCAAAGAACTGGAAGCATTGATAAAACGCAGAGATGAATTTGCAGACCTTATGAATGAAAGGGATGCTTCTGTTGTCGCACCAGATCAAAAAGGAAAAATCTCTAGTGATGCTCAGTACGGTGAGATGCTCAAAGCAAAAAACATCGAAGTACAGAAAGCAATCTCAGAAGCCGCATTTGCTGAAGCAAAGGTAAGATTAAATGAGATTGAGAGGATTGAACGTGAAGCCTCGGACAAGATAGCAAATGCCAGACTGGAAATGAATGAGAAAAACAGGAGAGAAGAATACCGGGCGCAAACACAAAACTTAACTATTTTCACGGAAAATGAAATAGTTATCAGGGCTGAAGCTGCGGAAAAAATTAAGCAGATTCGCAGCAAAGAAAGAATTGCCACAAACAAAGCACAGGCTGAAGAAAAGCAAGCAATTGAAGACATCAACAACGCATACGTTGGCATGGTTGCAAATCTTGAGTTTGCTGCAAAAGAGAAAACACGCATGATGGGTCTTGACAAAGAAGACTTGCAGTTGCGGTATCAACTGATTTATGCGACTGAAGAAGAGTTGAAGCTGGCACAGATTGCAATGAAGTATCAGAGAGAGCGTGAAAAAGCCAACGCCAATCCCGTTCTCTTGGAAAATTTAGACAAGCAAGAAGCAATAGAAAAAATGTTGGTTTCCATGCAAGAAGCTGGAAAGCGCACACAGGAGGTCTTTGATTCTGTATGGGGCAGCATGAGTGCAGCCATTGACAGTTTTGTCAAGAATGGCAAGTTGAACATGAAGGACTTTGCTCGTAGCACCATACAAAGCCTGATAGCAATTGAAATGAAGATGCAAGCCATGTCGTTGTTGCGTGGTTTGTTTAGCTCATTTGCTGGTAGCTTTTCTGGTGGCGGCTTTGGAACTGGCAAGGCTTTTGGCAACATGGACTTAGGCGGCTTTTTGGCTGAAGGTGGTCCAGCACAAGCCAACACGCCATACATCATTGGTGAGCGTGGACCTGAGTTGTTTGTCCCACGAACAGCGGGTACAGTTGTACCGAACAATGCTTTGTCTGGCATGGGCGGTCAAACGATTAACTACAATGGTCCGATCATTCAAAACATGAGCGCCATTGATACACAGTCGGGGCTTCAGTTCTTGGCTAAAAACAAACAAGGTGTGTTTGCTGCTTACCAAAGCGCAAACCGCAGCATTCCAGTATCACGTTAAGGATAAATCATGGCAGTTCCAAATTCATTTGCTACCGCAACCAGTGCAATTCCTCTTGCCAATCTGGATGCGAACTTTGCGTATTACGATGCGGCGTACAGCATTTCAAGTACGACAATTACATTTTTGGGCGCAGTCAATATTGGAACTGGCGCAGTAACAATTGGTAACGGCACTTTTGCGCTCAACCAAACTACTGCCGCCATTAACCTTGGAACAAGCCAAACAACATCCGTCATCACGATGGGTGGCACTGCTGGAACAGGTGCAATTCTTCTAGGTCGATCTACTGGAGCGCAAACTGTTAGTCTGGCTGGCGGCGCAACAACCAGCGGCACAACCAAGACTGTCGACATCGGCACTGCCGGGGTCTCTGGCTCGATCACCAACGTCAACATTGGCTCGGCTGTTGCTGGCTCTCTTGGAACAATTAACCTGCAAAGCAACACAACTGTTGCAGCGGGATACACATTTACACTCGGCGCTGGTACGGCCTCACTGCCCCCTATTAAATTTACAGCAGGTGTTTTGGACACCACCCCAGAAGCTGGGGCTTGGAATTACGATGGCAACGTGTTTTATGCCAACAATGATTTGACAAGTGGTCGTGGTCTTGTTGCTGTTTCGCAGATTTTTAGATTGACGGCAGATGGTGCGGCAATAGGTCCAACAATCGCAAACATTTTTGGTGCAACATCTGGCAAATCACTTGATACCTCAACTTTTTATGAGGTTGAGTATTGTGTGCAATTCACAAAAACGACTGCTGGAACTGTCACATTCACGATGACATTTTCTAACGCACCAATTTTTAACACGGCATCGTATAACGGAAGTCCTGTGGGTGGCGTAGGGACTGTTGGAGCGCCACAAACGGCAGCAATTGTGAAGTCAACAGCGACAGCGGGTGCGCTCCCGGCCACGGGATCGCTCACAACTGGCGTCAATCACTATTACACAATCAAGGCTGTGTTCCAAGCGAACGCCACAACAGGTGGAACACTTAACTTGCAAGCAACATCAAGCGCGGGAACAATTACTCCATTGGCTGGAAGCTATTACAAGATCACTCGCTTGCCAAGCGCAAACACTGGCTCATTCGTATAAAGGCACATCATGAGTCTTCAAACAATTCTTTCTGTGGCTGAGTCTGTCAGCATCAACGACCACAAGTTTGCAGGTCAGATGATGTCGAGGAACATGCGAATCAGCACCTCGGAAATTCTGACAGTTCAGCCATTTCAGTTTGGCATCAAGCCAATGAATTATTTGTTGTACTCGCAAAACCGTGGGGTGCTTTCTACCTTGCGAGAGGCTGATCGAATCACTGAGCAGTACATGAATTTTGGCTCCACTGGCTGGCTGAACTACATTCGCTATCAAGGCGACATGACTCAAGCTCAGATCATTGCTTGTCAGGTGCAAACATCATCTGCCAACAAGACCATTGTTCTTGGCTCTTTGCCAGCCATCAGTGCTGGATCGTTCATCGTCAAGGTTGGCGACTTCATCCAGATTGGCCGCTACTCCTACATTGCCACTGCAAACGTAACAAGAGGCGCTTTGACAACAGTGAGCATTCCTGTCCACCGCACTCTTTTGAGTACCGTCACGGCTCCTGTAGCCGCTGTTATTGGTCAATTTGGAACTGTGATACTTGGAGCAACTGCGTACACTGGCGTGACATTCCCTGTTGTGTTGAGAGAGTATCCAACCTACACTCTTGTTCCAATGACAAACGACAGCTTTATCCAATGGGACGGTCAATTTAGCGCCGTTGAGGTTGTGCTATGAACGAAATTTTGCCAGTTGCAAATACGAACGTGGTTCGCTATGCGGATTTCTTTAAGCTGACAACTCCGTCAGGCACTTATTATTTCTCGACAGCGCCCTACGACATCACTGTTGCTGGCATTGGGACGTTCACGGCGCTCGGACAGCTTGTGCAAGTGAGTTCGGCGCAGCGAGACATTAAAAGCACGGCCAACGAAACAACCATCACATTGGTTGGCATTGACACTGCAAACCTTGGGCTTGTTCTCAGTTCAAACATCAAGGGTTCGCAGATTCAGTTGTGGCATGGGTTCTTCAATGACAACAACCAGCTTCTGACACTTAGCTATGCCAACTGGATAAACAACAGTTCTTTGACAGTCGATTGGAAGAACAACCTTGAAACTGAAATTCCGTGGACTCTTGCCACTGGCGGCAACGGCCTGTATCAGTACTTCAACGGGTACGTCAACTCTTTCTCCATATCTGAGCAATGGATGGAAGAGGCAAGACAATACACTGGCGCTGTGACCTTGAGCGCATCCAGCTTCCAATTGATCTTGCAGAACAGAACTTCTGGCCGCTACACCAACGACAACTCATGGCAGTCGGTTAACCCCGGTGACACATCCATGAATCGGGTGAACTTCATTTCCACAATCAACTATGCGTTTGGTAAAGAACTTCCTTCTTTGCCTTGGAAGGGAAGAAATGCGTCCTAACATTCGTCACGCATCGCCGTTTGACATTCCAACAATCTATAAATTGCTTAAGGAATATCGCGCTGAACTGCCATATGGATTTTTGTCTGATGCTGATGACGAGAAGTATGTTTCGCAAATGCTTTCTAATTTGATAGCAGGTCAAGGAATTGTTTTGATTGCTGAGACAGACCAAATTGAAGGGATTCTGATTGCTGGAGTGATGCCAAGTCTGTGGTCGTCTAAGCATTTCTTTTTGACAGAGTTTGCTTATTTCGTGAAGCAAGAATGTCGCAATGGAACATCAGGCTATCGCTTGCTTGCAAAGTACCTTGAGGAGGCCATAAAGATGAAGGAGGAAGGTCGTGTGACAAACTTCTTTATCAGTAAAATGGTCAACAGTCCAAACCTTGATTACGGTCGGTATGGGTTTCAAAAACTTGAAGAATTTTGGGTGATCTAATATGCCGGGTTCAATCATTGCAGCACAGGTTTTTGGGTTGGTTGGAGCGCAAGCGGCTATGGCCGCATTTGCCATCAACTTGATCGCTTCAACAATTATCAGTAAAGCCTTTGCGCCCAACATTGACACTCCCCAATCGAGTAATCCCGGCAACAGGACACAAGTGCCTCCCGCTGGCGACAACAAGTTGCCCGTTATTTACGGGTCTGCCTATGTTGGCGGTGTCATTACCGACTTGAGCATTACTGATGACAACCAAAACCTGTACTACGTTCTTTCGCTTGCCGAAGTAACCAACACTGAGACAGGCGGGACTCCAGATACGTTCACGTTTGGCGATATTTATTTTGGCGGGAAGAAGTGCATATTTGATGTTTCTGATCCAACTAGAATTGTTGCATTACTTGACGAGTCAACTGGCGTACAAGAAACAAATGTAAATGGCAATTTGTTCATGTACTTGTATCGCAACGGGTCTTCTTCTGGTGTCAACACGGCATTGACGGCTATCGAAGTAATGCAAAACGCAGACTTGACTTATCAATGGGATTCGTCAAAGTTGATGTCAAATTGCGCTTTTGCAATTCTAAAAATCACATACAACTCGGAAGCAAACTTAACTGGCATTCAGCAAACAAAATTTCAACTCACCAACAGCCGACACGCTCCCGGTGATTGCTTTTACGATTACCTGACATCGACTAGGTATGGCGCAGCAGTTCCTGTTGCTGGAGTTGATACAGGTAGCTTGGCGGCGCTAAATACCTATAGTGCTGGAGCGTACACATATACGCCATATGGTGGTGGTACGGCTACTCAAGCCAGATTTAGGTTTGATGGTGTTGTTGACACAAACCAATCCATCATGTCTAACTTGCAATCAATGGCAGCTTGCTGTGATTGCTTGCTCAAGTACAACGAAATCACGGGTCTTTGGGGTGTGATTGTTCAGTCGCCATCATATTCGTATGCAATGGCTTTGAATGACTCCAACATCATTTCGTCCATTCAAGTCACGCCATTGGATATGGTGTCAAGCTACAACATTGCTGAAGTCAAATTTCCTGACGGCACGGATAACGATTCCTTCAACACAGCCACATATAACTTGGCCGTTTTGAATCCATCTTTGATGTACCCGAACGAGCCTGTTAACAAGCAATCAATTTCATTGCCTCTGGTGAACAACAGTGTTCGCGCTCAGTACTTGGCAAACCGATTCCTTGAAGGTGGCCGTGAAGATTTGCAGGTCAAGCTGACAATCAATTACTCTGGATTTCAGCTTGAGGCTGGCGATCTTGTGACCGTGACAAACACCAACTATGGTTGGGCTGCAAAAGTATTTCGTGTCAGTCAAGTCGTTGAGAACTTTGAGGAAGGCGGTCAGTTGACTACATCATTGACATTGATGGAATACAACCCCGCTGTTTATGATGACATCCCAGTAACTCAGTTCACACCTTCACCAAACACAGGCATTGGCTCCCCACTGACGTTTGGAACACTTTACACGCCGTCTGTCACAAACATCCAAACATCATCGCCTGTGCCATCTTTTGATGTTGCTGTTACTGCGCCAAGCAATGGGGTTGTGCAATATGCAGAAGTTTATTATTCTGCTTTTGCATCACCTACTGCGGCGCAACGACTTTTTGTTGGCACGACAGCAATCAATCCCGCTGGAAACCCCTATCTGCCCAATAGTTCAATGGGGGTTGTCACCGTTACAACTTTACCTCAAGGCGATTGGTATTTCAGCGTCAAATACGTCAACAGCCTTGGCACAAGTGGATTCTCTGGATCGTCAACCGTCCTTAACTGGAGGCCATTGACATTCCAATACGAAAACAGATGGCTGGCAATTGCTTATGCAAACAATGCCACTGGTACGTCTGGTTTCAGTTATGACCCTCGCAACAAGTCATATTTTGGCCTTTACAACAACGTATCGGCCAACGGTGGTACAGACCCAACGCTATACAAATGGTATTTGTCGCCAGTGAACTTTGGCACATCTGCCGATAATTTTTTACTGTATGCAAACCGCAGCAACAGAAAATTCAGCTTCAACGTGGGCAACGCTGGCTACGTCAACCTTGGCGGCGCTTTTGTGCCTACAGAAACATCTGTGTATGACTCAACGGTTTGGTCTGGTTTGGTTGACCCTACTGGTGGAGTTCAGAGTTTTATTGACTTGGACAAGTCTACTGGGCAAGTAATTGTTAACGGCTTTTCTAGCTCAAACCAAAACGATGGATTCCTGTCCATTACAAACAACACCGATGGACAGATGCGAGTTAACTTGCAGCAGTTCTTAAATTTTGGCGCTGGCATTTACACAAAATCTTTTGACGTAGCCAAATTGACTGTTGATGTGTATGGCCGAGTTGTCGGGTTCTTGGAGCAAGACCAATTCTTCTATACAGAAACCGTCTACTTAGCCACTGCCGCACAAACCACATTCAGCAACACGCACACTGTTGGCTGGATATTGGTTTTCCGCAACGGCATTCTGCTGGACACAACGGAGTACTCTGAAACAGCAACCACCGTGGTAATGGCAAACGCCTGTGCTGCTGGAGAAATCATCATTGTTTTCTATATGCGAGGCGTCAGCACCTCGGCATCGTATGTCCAGACAAACATGACAATTGCGTCCAGCACCAGCAACACCATCACATACAGCAATGCGCCTTGGCAAGTTGTTAACGTGGGCGACAAGTTGACGTTTACAGACGTTGTGTTGCCAAGTCCACCAACGCAGTACACAGTACAAAGCATCAACACCACGACAAAGGTGATTACTTTCACCACGACCATTGCGGGTGCAACTGCTGGCAATCAAGTGTTCATTGCTCGGGCTGCTGGCTCAAACTACAAGCCATTTAGCCGATACACATTTGCTTTGACTAACGCCACAACATACACGCCAACAACATGGGCAATTCAAAACGGAGCCGAGTCAATTTATGTCAACGGCTCTCAAATCAACGAGATTGATTACAACATTACTGGAGCAGCAATTGATGGATTCCCTGCGCCTCTGACAGGAAACATGACCGTTATTTTGTATGCTCCAAACAACTTGAACGTGCCAGCGTCCAACATAGTGAACGTCACGGCATACTCAACAGCAGGTCAGACAACGTATCCATTTACAAGCAATCCGTTGTCATTGGAGATTTACGCCAACGGCGCTTTGCTTGCTCAAGGTGCTTCATACGATTACACTGCGAGTTCGGCAAACTACATTTTGACGACAGCATTCGACAACAATTCAACTCTTTTGAATCAACAAACCTTTGCCCGAGACGGAGCCGCATAAATGACACAAGCCTACAACCTTTCGCAGCTTGCGAACAACCTGAACACTGCCGGGCAGCTTGATGCTACCGATGGTTTGGTAAACGCTGTTCCTGTTGCCAACGGCGGTACTGGTGCAACAACAGCAACAGCCGCAAGAACAAACCTTGGGCTTGTGATTGGAACAAACGTGCCAAGCCCAACAGGTACTGGAGCAAGCGGCACTTGGCCCATTACCATTACCAACGGAGTTTATACAACTGGTGACCAAACTATTGGTGGAACAAAAACTTTCACCAACGGCGTCAGGTTTAATGATGGCACTACGCAGACAACTGCTGCAACAGCTTATCCGGGAGCAAAATTCCAGCTTTTTACCACTTCTGGGACTTTTACTGTTCCTGCTGGCATTACATCATTGTTTGTCCGAGTATGGGGTGCAGGTGGTGGCGGCAAAGGTGGTGGTATTAATCAAGCATCATACCTTGGAGGTTATGGAGGTTTTGTTGAAGCCGCAATTACAGGATTAACACCCGGCGCATCAATTACTGTAACCGTTGGAACAGGTGGTAACGGTTCAGCGGCGGGGGTCACACCGGGTGCTGGTGGAACTTCTTCATTTGGAACTTATGCCACTGGTACTGGAGGCTCGGCAGCTGGATCAGCTGGTGTAGGAAGTGTTAGCGGGGCTACGAGAATTACAAACAATCCAACTATTGGTTCAGAGTATGGCAGCACTAGCGGCTCTGATGGGCAAGGTGATACCACTGGCGGCGATATTTGGTATGGTGGCGGCGGTGGCGGTCGAGGATTGTCGGCTGGTGGTGGCGGTGGTGCAAACTTTTTATTTGGCCCACTTTCGGGAGGCAATGCGGGAACCGTTTATGGTCCGGGTAATGCAGGAGTAAACGGTACGGCTAGTACTTCTAGCACAGCTTTAGGTTCAGGTGGTGCTGGCGGCGCACCGGGAGGGTCTGGAAGTGCTGGCACGTCATCTTCAGCAGGTGGCGGCGGCGGCGGTGGCGGCGGCGTTATGGTTTTTTGGTAAGGAGTAAAAAATGAAAAAAGCACTTATTTCACCAAATGAGTTAATCACATATATTTCAGGCTGGACTGACTCCGTTCCACCGCAACCAATTTACACAACCATTCCAAATGGTGGGCGTGTTGCCGAGGTGTCTGATGCTGATTTCCCGGTTGCATTGCCACTTTTTTGGGTTGATTGCGATGACAATATCTTTGCTGATGTTTGGTATTACGATTCTGCAACAGGAGAATTTATCTTGACACCAGAACCAGTTCCACCGCCACAGCCAGTGGTGGAAGGCGCACAGACGTTATGATGATGACATCCCCCCGATTTGTTGTGACACAAAACGGCACAACGCTAAATGTGTATCACGCCAACAAAGGCGAGGGATTGCCAAAGCACGAACACTTGTACTCGCATCTAACAATGTGCCATGCTGGAAGTTGCATTGTTCGCAAAGAGGGTCGTGAGTTGGTTATGACCAAAGACACCCAGCCTGTAAACCTTGTTGCAAACGAATGGCACGAAATCGAGGCGCTGGAAGACGGCACTGTGTTCGTGAATGTGTTTGCTGAAATCAAATACAGTTAAAATGCGGTAACATTTTTTTGTCGAGTCGCAACATGGACAACCAACAGCTTTTCAACTTAGTCGTATCAGTTGCCGGGTTCTTGGCAATCTATGTCATCAACAACCTGACTCGCACGATTCAGAAGCTAGAAGACAAGGTAAACGAGTTGCCGCACACCTATGTGGCAAAAGACGATTACCGATCAGACATTGCCGAGGTCAAGTCCATCCTCAAGCAAATCTTTGACAAACTGGACAACAAACAAGATAAGCCATGAAAGACTGGGCCGTTAGCTTTATCGCAGCGGCCTTCCTTGTAGGGCTCATCGTCTGGTGCGCCAAAGTGTTTGTTGAGGTGCTTCTATGATTGCAGAGATAGCTGCTGCTAATGCTGCATTTGCGGTCATCAAAGGTGCGCTTGCCAATGGCAAGGAGTTGCATCAGCTTGGCAGTCGGGTGTTCGACTACTTTGACAACAAAGCCAAGATTCAGGAAAAGGCCACTCAAAAGGGTGGCGGCTCGGACCTTGCGGAGTTCATGGCGCTCGAGCAACTTAAGCAGCAAGAGGAAGAGTTGCGTGAGCGCATGGTCTACGCTGGTAGGCCGGGAATGTGGAATGATTGGGTCAGGTTCCAAGCTGCCGCAGCCAGAAAGCGTAGAGAGGCACAGGAAGCCGCCAAACGCGAACAGGCTCGTAGGGCAGCGCAGTTGGAAAAGATGGCCGAATACATCGCCATAGGCATGGCCTCCATCATCCTTGCCGCACTCCTGATCTATGGTCTTGTCATTTACATCAAGTACATCCGATGAGCGAAAAACTAGACGCCAATTCCACGCTCGACAAGGTGCTTGGGTATGTGGATAGCCCATTCAAGCTGTTTGCCATCCTCCTGATGGGCGTAGTGGCCTTTGCCGGGTACTTCCTATGGCAGAACCAGACCTTCATGCTGGATGCCTACAAAGAGTCTAAGAAGCTGCCAGAAATCAACGCCAGCCGATCCGATGAAGCCAGTGCCATGCTGTTCAAGCAAACTGGTGCTGCTGTGGTTGCCATTTTTAAGGTCAACCCGCTGTTTAACTCTCGGGTGCTTTACAAGGCGTACACCAAGGACGGGCGCGATAAAAGCATTGAAGACATTGACGTTGGTTTGTTTACCCAAAACTCGGGAAACAACAGCGATGTGGTCAAGCTGATGACCAACGAGATTCCTTGCTCAGAGTATCGTTACGCGCAGTCCGAGGTTGGCCTGTGGTACATCGAAAAGGGCGTGACCTTTACCTGCCGGGTGAGCGTACCGCCAGACAGCCATCGGTTTGTCGGCCAAGTCACAGTGGGCTGGACACAGCCGCCTGAGAACTTGGAGCAGACCAGATTCATGCTGGAG